ATCATGAATACCGCAGGAGTTAAATCGGAAGGCGTCTTTGAGCGAGACGTCGAAAGCGATTTGCGTAAGGTGGTTTTCTTTGGTTGTGGTCATGCAGTTGTTAGACAGGTGCTGTCGTCTATAGCTTATAGCTCTTTCGAAGTTGTGAGTGAACCCGATAGGTGCGTTTGGCAACTTGACCCCGACAACTACAACGTTTTGAATCTTTTCATCAAGGATGAGGATGAGAAAGATTTTGGTTTCAACTGTGACAAGCTGCTACAACATGCGCAGCAAGGTAACTATGCTATCGTCGAGATGAAGGATTCTCGTAGATATTTGCACGTCCTTAGTCGAAAGAGGTTTGACACTTTTGACTTGTTACAGCTGAAGGATTGTGAACGGGAGAAGTTCTATTCTGGTTCATCGAGCTCAATTAGCTCTTTGGGTATTACCATCAAAAATCTGGTGTCCAGGAAGAACAAGGCTCCAAAGAAAGAGAGCAAGTATTCCTTCGCGGATAAGTCGCAAGCGATCAAAACCCACGTGTCAGGTGTGACCGTGAGTCGGGACATTGGTACAACCTCGGATGAAGGCGTTATTCTACCGCCTGATGAGGATGTTCATGATCTGACTCCATCAGAACAGGCCTTGATGCATCAATATGATATTTTTGTCGGAAGGGTGAAAGTCACGCAGCCCGAAAAGGAGACTGTGGACGTGTATTTCTCCGACTCTAAGAAACTTGATGAGGCCTACACTCTCATCAGACGCGTGGACAACAGGCCAGTGAAGGGAAACAAAGTCGAGATTAAGTGCACTAAGGAAGTCAATGAAAAAATAATTGACCTACTTGGTACTTTGAAATCTCACAAGATCAAGCGGACTCAAGATCTGTCCGGCAATGGTCACATAAACTGTGCCATGATAAAGAAGTTTTGTGACAGTTGGTGCCGTGAACACTCGGGTGTCATGCACGCAAAACCCATGGTGGGTCAATTCGTGTACAAAGAGTGCGGTGCGAATTGGGTTACTGTCATAAAAGACGTTGCTTCTGGAAAATGCCACCCATGCAAGCCTTGTTTGGGGTTGGTCGATGACATACGGATAGATCAGCAGGCATACATGATAATGACAAATGACACCATTGACTTACATCAAAAGAAAGCTCTTACCTTGGACATTACATCTGGTCGCATGCACAGAATGTGCAATAGGAAGAGTCAAAATTGCTTCGAGAGGGCTAAAGTGGGATTCTTTAGCTTCATCTATGACATGACCACCACTGATGTGGCGGATTCTTTGGACAACATGCAAGCAGTGTGTGGGTACATGAGTATCGTTATGTCTGAGTTGGTCGTGACCGGGATGTCTTGCAACGATGTTCTACCAATCTCAGGCATGGCTTTCGAAAGATTGAGAGTCAGGAACAGATTCTTCGGTGACTGTGAGAAACTTAGGTGTTATTTCACAACAGAAGGATCCCAATACGACTATGAGCACGACTTCCATAACATCAGGGAGTTTTTCATCAAACCTGTAATCACTTCCACCAAGGGCAATTGTTATTCCGTTAATATCGTTAAGGAAGTCTCATTCGATGGGATAACCGAAGCGTATATATTTCGTTTTGCTCCAGTCAATCATGCTGTTGACAGGCAACAGTTGACCCGTACGTATGTCAATAAGTCCGACTACTATGCATTGGTGAGAGTGCTTGTCCCGACACCGAACCTCAAGAAAGGGATGTTTTCGAGAACTGGAACCCTGTACGTACCAAACGTTATCAGGGTACCCAACAGGCAACTGAGGGAAACGTTGAACTACATGATAGGATTACCTCCAAATGACAAGGTTACGTATCAGGAGACCTTCAAATCTTTGGTTTCCAGATTGCGCTTCCAGGTGACCTCAGGTGGAGCCTGGTTCGATGAGATGGACATTGAGTCTGACAACTTGGCCCTCGTGGCAGTCGTGATTTACATCAAAGCTATGGAAATCAGGCACAGCATGAGTACTGAAGTCGGAAAGCTGATGAGTAAGCTGAAAAAATACAACAGCCAGTCGGATAACATGACGATTGTTAATGTTTTCAACGGCATAGTTGAGTACTTCAGAAAAATCTTTTCCGACGACATGAAGATCACGCACCCTTCGATTCAGGAAGATGGAGGTTGCTTGACCATGTTCGCAGTTAACTATCTATCCAACTGCTTGAACCAAATTGGGATAATATCACCAAAAAAGAAATTCTTTGTGGCAAAAATGAGTGTGGAGGTAGATTGTACCGATGCAAACATTGGATTTCTCCCAATTTTCAACTACCAACCAATACCTGTCGATGGTTCCTTCGACGCCATTGCGTCTGCACCTGTTGTTGAGTGCGATGCGGTGACCATTCGGGCACCGACGGATGAAGAAGTGGCTGAGGCGAATAGGCGGAAAAAGATGGACTACGAACAACTCTTACCATCAATGTGTTTTTATCAGTCCGCACTTCTCGCTAAAGGTTTTGAACCAGCGGTGGAAGAGCTCGACGAACACATTCAATCTTTCAAACAGTGGTTAGAGTCGAGGGAAAAAGGTGATCTGGCTTCTCGCTTGAACGGAGGGACGGATGATGTGCTGGCCAATCAATATGCGCATTGGACCAACACGCGAATAGTGATAGTGGGCGGCATCCCTAGGGTGATGTCACCACCGGATCCTAGTGTAACAGTGTATCTGTTTGAGGAAAGCTCTTTCGATGGGACGACGCACGTGTACCCGATGGTTGTAGAGTGTTACTACTCTGCCGGCGATTCGGTTCTTCCAACATATGAGTTCTTCAAACTGAACGAGGAAGACAAGTTGAGGTTGTGGTCGGCACTTTCGGGTATCGATACGGACAGAGAAATGTGTGCTAGGATCGGTAAGCACGAATCATGTGATTTTTATGCGAATTGTAGATCCGAGTTCTCAGCGATTATCAGATCAAACAACGCTTCGAGAATCATGTTCCATACGAACTCGAATCACGTTTATTACGACTCAGAGGTGATTGACACCCATCCGGACATCAAAGCAGAGTTGAAGTACGATTACAACAACCCTCTGCAGTTCACTTCAGACACACAATCGTCTTTGTTGGTATACGATTTTGACACCAGTATCAACAGACATTGGCTATTCACCACGATGTTGAGAACGATCGTGACCCCAACATTAGTTTTTAAGATGTCTGATTTCCACGACAACAAATACCAAATGGTGGACATGATCAAGTCGCTCTATGCGAAAGTGAGGGTATATCAGTTTGATGAGTACCAAAAGACCATAGGTGCATCCTATGTGGTGCTTAGTGACTTGAAGATGGATTCTAGCAGTCTCGCGTCTGCCGTGTTTGACGAAATCCAAGGATCAGATAGATTGAGTAAGTTGTGTTCTGATGGAAAAACCATTATGAGCAACATTGTTCGCAATATGAACTCGCGATACTCCAATCTGGTCCACATTGACAAAAAACCAAACCCGATGATGAAAGGCAAGATGGTGAGGGTGAAGGTGAGAAATGAGCCCCGAGTTTATTTGTTCAAAGAATTATCACAATTCTTGGCGATGAAGATGTCGGCAGTGCAGGTCGAAACGAACCCGCGATCGATAGTCGACTTGGGTGATAACAACAGGAACAAGATAAGGTTAGCCGCCAGGGAGTCACTTCTGGAAGTGAGGAGTAAGATGACCAGCAGATGGTGGCACAACTTCAGATTTGTAGGGTTTTACACCTTCGAACAAGATTTGGTTGTTTGCGATGCCTTTTGTAGGTTAGCAACGTTTGAGAATATATCTGAGGTAGCTAACCTTGTGTTGAGTTGCGACCATTACGAGGTAGCCACCGTGATGAGGAAAGGTAGTAATATGATCGCAATTGATTGTCGCGATGAGAGAGTTGCTGATCTCTTCTTGACTTCATCCAAGTTGAAAGTCTCGGGGGTTGATTGTTGGCTGTATGAAGGAAAGGGACTGCAGGAGGTACCACCTAGAGATGATTGTCGACCTTTCAGTGTTTCCACCCCGAATTTCAGTTCCATGCCATTCAACTCATTGGTTCATTGCGAAGAACGTCGTTATTACGACAAGGCGAGCCCTTTGACTGTGTTTTTCGACGAAGAAGGATGCCACATGACCGACCATGAAGTCATGAAGATTGTTTTCAAAGACGGGGAGGACATGATCGACAGGCAGGATGACACGGTGACGATCACAGGAAAAACGTTGAGGAGGTTGGATCGAATAATGTCGTACCTGTGTTATGTCGTCCCAAGGGAGACTAATTTGATCGTCATCAGCGAATGTAGTGACTCTTTTTCGGATTTGAAAGCAGTACTGTTGGAAGCAGGTCACTGCCTTCATGAACCGATGGGAGCAGTGTCGTCATTCACGAAAGTGCGAAAAATGATGGTCAGTCTCAGAGATGGGATGCATGAAAGATACCCGGTAACGAAGAACCCTGTGGTTAATCAAAACGATTTCATACGAAATTCGATGTGTGAGGCTGCGACCATTCTAACAGCGACAAGAGAACACGTCTTCAAGACCTTCGCTGAGATATCACAGCTATTGCAACACGACGTCGGTCACGTGGGCTCCGAAATGATCAAGGAGTACGGTGTGATTGACAGGGACGGTAATGTGGTCACCGATTGTCACCACAAACGGAAAATCTATGTGGCTTATGCGGCAGATCGCACCTTCAACATCAAATGGTGTGGCGATGAAAATAAATATTTCATCAATGACGCCGTTCCGGAGAATGTGAGATTTTTGTACATCTCATATTACGCCAGACATGACAATTATTCAAAGACCATCGATTTTGTTGAAACCGCAATCAAGGAAGAGGTGCACCATTGTGAAAGAATTGTGTACCAAACAGTCGCAGGTGCCGGCAAGACGGAAAAAATTTTGGTTGATTTCCTAGCCTCTCATCGTAGAGGCTTGGTACTTACCGATTCGAATGCGCAGAGAGATGACGTGATTCGAAGAGCTAAGCTCATGGGGATATCAGCCAATGTTTGGACAGTTAGTCAGTTCATGAGTACTGGTTTGAAGACGAAAAGATTGAAACCTACGGAGGTTGCTTTTGATGAGGCGTGTGCTCAACACGCTGGTTTCATTTTAGCCATAATCCAAAGATTGAAACCAAAATTGGTTTTTTTGATCGGTGACAAAGAACAGCTGCCATACCATTTCCAACTGAATTCACTGGGAAAGACTCAATATCATCGAGTGATCAATGATGGGAGATGGGATAACGGCAGATTCGTTGCGTCGAACTTCAGGACTGGTGCTTTCGATGAAACTGTGGAAAGTGATAACATCAGTTGGAGAATAACCAAGAGAGCCGCCTTATACAACCAAGGGGTTTATGCAAAGGGTCTGTGGACCAGAAATGTCGAAGAGGGAATCATGACAAGTGCAGTTGTGAGGAGTGTTGAAGATATCATTGATTCCCAGCAGTTCAGGAATGCGGTCAACAAGTTGAAAACTGACAGGAAAGCGCTTCTCGTCATGACTTGGACGAGCACGGAGGCTAGTGTGCTAAGCGCAATGTTCAATGCGAGAGGGTTGAAGGCTGGAGTGGAGGCCATGGAAGATTGGGATCCACTGACAGTCAAACAAGCTCAGGGTGCCACAGCCGTTGATGTGTATCTACTAAGAACATCCACGACAACTTTGAAGATGATTGATGACAAGTCTTTCCGACTAGTAGCGACCACCAGACACACCAAAAACTTTTATTACGCTTCGCTTGTGGACGACAGTTTTAACAAGTCAATACGAGACTTTGAGAACCGTTATCCCAAAGGTCATCCAGACCTGAGCTTAGTGCATAAAAGTCCCACAATGCATGGCGTGGGTCCAAACGTTCTTAGACATGTTTATCTGTCTGAAAGACGACCGAACCCAGGTGGATACGATTGGAGATCCGTGGCCGACAAAAACGAAGTTGAAGGCGGTATCGCATTCGACCTCAGTAGTGTTCCTGAGAAAAATCGTGTGGGTGTTTTGAGCAGAGTCAAGGAACTCAGGAAGTCGGGTAAGAAAGTTTGGGTTGATTATGGCGGTCTCGATGAGGAAAAATTTAAGAAAACTGTCGAAGCTAATGACAACATCTTGGTGGCCGAGCACTCCGGTTGGAGATTCGAGACAGTTAGGAATGAGGATTTTCAACGCCATTTCTCTAGGGATTTGGAGAGTGTGGATTCCGTCGTCGATATCCGCGCAGTGCAATCCATGATAGACCACGATTACCCGCATCATGAAGTGAAGAGGAATCTTCGCGATGCCAGTCATAGGGGCATGTTTAACATCGGTTTGGAGAAAGGAAGTTTGAGAGGTGCCAATAATAGTCAAAAATTTAGGGATTCACCAATGGAGCCCGTATTGAAGACGAATTTGGCCACAGTCTCGACAAAAAGTTTCGTAGACACGTTGAAAGCGACCAATGTCAGGAACTTGCAAGTTCCTGTTGCACAAAATGAACTGTTCAAAAAGATCGACCCAAAACCAATAGCACGCGAGCTTTTTGATGGTTTCAAGACGAAACTTCTTCGTAGAAAGAAGTATTCTGTGGGTTATGTGTTTGACCACAGGAGCATTCACGAGTGGGTTAAGAGTACCAACTCATTAACACCGGGCGTGGTCGTAAGTGACCCTCTGATGCTGAATGAATGTTCGAGAACCAAATGTAGCTTATCAATCAAACCAAATCCGAAGATCGATTTGCTGCCGGGTTCAGATTGCAAACTAACCGCAGAACAGGTTATATCAGAATGCGACAAGACCGTAGTTCACTCCTTCGGTGATTTCGTGCAACAGATGATGTCACAAATCATAACGTTGCTGCCTGACAACCTGTTCATAAACACCAAATGCACCAATGAGGAAATAGCCGCTTGGCTGAATTCAAAAAACATCAAAATAACATCAGTTGATGAGAATGACATAAGTAAATATGACAAGTCACAGATGCATATTGTGAAAGAGTTTGCAATATTGCTATTCTTGGAGTTCGGTTTCCCAAAAATTTTATTGCCCTGGTTGAGAAACTATTTGGATAAAATAATTCTGTCTTCGAAAGAACATGGCATTAAGATCAATCTGGGCCCCCAAAGAAGATCTGGGGACCCTTTCACTTTTATCATAAATACTCTTTTTCTTATCGCGGTGGCGTGTACATGCTATGACATGAGATTTGGTTACCACCTTTTTGCTGGTGATGATTCTTTGGTCATTAATGGTTTGAAGTTGCGCGATATAGAGAAAGTTTTTTCTCAACAATTCAACTTGGAAGCCAAACTGCTACCAACAACTAAGATCGTGAGTGGCAGATGTCGTATGGATAAGGGCGTGTTCTTCTGCAGTAAGTTTCTGATCAGGATTTCTGGGCATTGGTACGTTGTGCCTTGTCCCCTCAAAGCTTTGATGAAGTTCGGTCAGACACTGTACAGTAGGGAAATTCTGGAGGAAATCAGGAGATCATATCTCGACAATTACAAGTTGTACGATCGCAGAGATGTACAAATGGCGCTGAGCAGTGTTGTGAATGCTAGGTATGGCACTCATTTTGACGTACCTGCCGTTATGCAATTCATACACGGATCACTGAGTGACAGGGAGAAATTTGGAGAGCTGTGGGTTGGTGATGGTAACGTCACGAAAGGATTTAATCATCCGGACACTTATCATTATTAAATAAAATTTCACTTTTTCGTTAACAACCTTTCACCAACATGCTGTCATTGGTTTTTCTGATCAATATCATTCCAATCGTGATTGGGGTATGGGATTTGAAAGAGAAAGGGATCACCGATTTGGGTCAATGCCCTATGGACATTGACATTGATGTGTTGGGTGATTCGATGTACACATTCATTGACGTGCACAACCCATACGATTTAAACGATCTGGAACATGCTGAAGAAGTCGATTCGATGATGGTCAGAACAAACTCATCTTTTTCATACATCAGATCCGATTGTTTGAGTGTTCAAGAAAACACTGATGATCGGTTGAACACGAATCATAGGTGCGCTGACAAAGCAGGGTGCCCACCGTTGTTTTCCATCAACAGAAACGTCCATTCCGGTTTGTTCAAGCTCACTGAGAAGAGGATATGTGTTCCGAATTTCAGCGAGTGTCAGATCAGACCTGGTAAACATTTTTGCAGGGATTGGAAACACGCTTTCACGGGCTTTGAGATGAAGTTGCCTTATACAGTGACAGTTGATGTTGACACCACATTCGGCACGTATAAGATGATCGTGTCGAAGCCGAGGAACCTACCCATTCTGGCCGTGAAAAACGATGGAAAGTGGGTTGCAATAACCACACCAGCCTGTTTTTCGTCCATGTTGAACACCATGCCTCATGCGGTGGGAGATAACGTAGACGGTTGCAAATGCAAGGACGTGTACCCGATGAGTAAGTGTGATCTGGTTTACGGGAGCGTCGGAAGGTTGCTGTCTATGTTGTACGAGGAAGCGTTTGTGATGGTCGATGGATCTGCGTGGAAAGTTCCCTGTGAGAAGACGATCTCTAGGGAACTGATCGTAGACAACGAGAGGGTGATGTCACTTGAAGGCAATCTTTGGGTTGAGAGGTATGAAACCAACATCCCTTTTCACACCTGCTCCCCAAAGTTTAACTACTTCGAGGACCATTGGTATGATTCAATCGTCTTTTTCTTCAAGGATCTATTCCTAACTTGGTTTCGATTCTACTGGGGACTGATTTTCGATGCAGTGATTGTACTTTTCGATTTCAGTGAACCAGTGTTGTTGGCAATAGTATCAACTTTGACGTCAGCTTGCGTGCTTCTCGTCAGCCAACTGTTCAGATTGATGATTAAATCAGAGAGTCTCGCACCATTCATATTCGTTATCATTTTTTCTCGATTGAGCGGGCAGCAACTGTTTGTGTCGCTTCCGGCGTCCATAACACTTGCGCTACTGTTCAATCATTTCATAACATTGTTGTGTCAATCACTACAAAATGTGGAACCACTCCTTATGGGTCTGGTTCTGATTGGAATTAGTATTGTATACAACGGTCATTAACGATGCCATTCAACAAACGATTCAATTCACAAATTGTGCGACCGGTACCCATTAGATACAAAAGGCTGCTTCAAAAAACGCGGACTGCTGTAGCAAAAAGTGACTCGGTTGCGAAGGTTTCCACCATGGCGAAAGACACGGTAGCGGGTGGCATCAGCAGCATATTCAACTCCATAATCACTGTTTTTTCTGACGAACAGACGATGATATTGGTCGTCATAGCAATGGTACTGGGTTTCACGGCCCACAAGGATCCCACGAACACCATGGTGCACAAGATTGCAGGTACCCTTGCGAACAACCCCATCACATCTGACCTGGCTGAATGGATAAATACCAACGCCGAAAAGATCACTGGCATGGCTATCCTGATGCCCGGTGCATGGTCTGCACCATCCCACTTGCGGTACATAGTTATGGCCGCGGCTGGGATGTACGTTTGGGTGAGCCCAGCACACACTATCTTCGTGTGGGCTGGGGTATCCCTCGCACTGAGAGCTTGGTTTCGAACGAAGACTAGAACGGGCAGAACTATAATAGCGTGTTTGATCCTATTTGCGTTCATGTTCCCACAGAAGATCGATGCTCAAACAAATCAGAGCAGGAGAGGATCTGAAGCCAGTGTGAGTGCACGAAATTTGAGACCCCGCGAAAATATCAGACCACAAGTGGTGATGAGCGAAGGTAACAGTACTTCCACCAGGGAGCAGATTTGCAAGGCCTTGTGTCAAGCACCGAAATGCCTCGAGTGTTGTTTGAACACAACAGTCGACTGCATCAAGGAATTGAGCAGGATCTGGAATTACACCACCAACAAAACATGTGAATACTTTAAACAAGTAATCACAATTCCTTGTCCCATCTAGGCGACTTGCCATCGTCTGAAGGTTATTTTTCCTTGAAAGTTTGTTCCTTTTCTGTCCTTCCTTTCCAATATTCTTGTCTGTTCGTCGG